GAGTTCACCCGTGCGACCTCTACTTCGGCCAGCGCCCGATCCATCGCCTTGAATTTCTCAGTGATCTCGCCAGCCATGTCCGCTGACGATTCCTTGAGAGCCTCTTCCAACTCGCGACCCAGGTTGCGGAACTGGATGGCAAGCTCGCCAACACTGAGCTGGTCGGCAGAATCAGTGAGCGCCACGAGCGCCTCGTCCAGAGCCTTGATTCTCTCGACGGTCTCCAGAGCCAGCTCGCCGGCGTCGCGCTCGGCCAGGAGGGCTGCGAGCTTCTCGCGCAGCGCGTCAATCTTCGCGAGGTCCGTGGCCTCCAGGCTGCTCTTGATTCCATCGAAGGCCGCATCGAACTTCGCCAGCTCCACCGCCGAGTCCGAGAGCCCCTCGGTGTCTACCTCGATGCGCAAGGTTTGGAGGCGTTTGGTGAAGGGGGCGAGGAGCTTGTCGAACTCATCGCCGATGGCGTTCAATGCCTTCTGCGCCTTGCGAGACTGAGCAGACAGGTCGCGCAGCGGCTTGATGGTGTTCGATTCGACGTCCTTGTCGAACTGCTCGGCGGCAGCGCTAATCTCGTCGAAAGCCTTGACCATCTCCGCGCCGACAACAGAGCCCTCGTCCTTCGAAGTCTCGGCCAGGTCAGAGAGGGACTCCTTCGCTTCCTCGACTGCTTCGATGGAACGATTGACCACCTGCTCGGTGGACTCGGCCACGAACTCGTCGATGACCCTCTGGTTCTCCTTTCCGAAAGCCTCCAGGCGAGAGGTTAGGCCGGCAGCGGAAGCGTCCAGCTCCTCCTCGATGCGCCGCACCTCTTCAGGGTCGTCGAGGCCGAGCAGCGAGGACAGGCCGGGAATCTTCGCCGCCGTGCGGACGAGAAACTTATCAATCTCGGCGCCCATCTTCAGGAAGAAGGACCCGATCTCGACGATGATGGCGTTGCCGACCGAAGCAAGCAAGCCAGTGAAGAGCTTCAGGATGAGGAACCCGAGTTCCCCGAAGATGTTCGACAGGAGCAAGGAGATCACACGAAAGGTGAATCGTGCCAAGCCGTTCAGGACCTGAGAGATTCGCCGGCCGAGGTCTCGTGTAGAGCCCCCACTAAAGACATTCTGGATGAGGTTGCCAACCGTCCGGAAGAGCGTCTGGACGACGGAGGCCACGAGCTTCGCAAAGGCCTGAATGCGCGCTGCGTTGGTCTCCAGGAAGTCAGCGATAGCCGAGAATGGGCCGGGGCCAACAAAAGCCTCAGCGACAAAGGTCGCCGTGTTGGAGAGCTGCGCAGTGAAGCGACCGAAGGCGTCGTTGAGAGTCTCGACGTCCGGCCCCAGGGCAACGACTTTGTCGTCGGCGGCTTCGAGCGTGGCGTTCAGGAACGCCTGCTGCTTATCGACGACCGTCAGTTGCGAGACGGTCTTGCCCAGGCTGTTCGCGTACTTCTGGTTCGCCTCGTCGACCCGGACCACGATGCCGAGGTTGTCGAGGATGAGACGCGACTGTCGACCGATACCGATGGACAGGTCGTTGATGGCGTCAACGGTGGTGCGTCCGGCCGCTCGACCGAGACGACGCGCCGCCGTGGCGAGCTTGATGTACTCTTCCTGGCTCTGCACGACGCCCAGGAGCGCCGCGTTATTCGTCACGCGGAAGAGATCAATGTCACTGACGGCGCCGCGCGTCGCCTTTCTGAGGTCCACGATGAAAGACTGAGCGTTCTCCCCGACCGCACCGGTCAGGTTCTCGAACGCGATGCGCAGACTCTCCACCTCCTTCGCTCGGGTGACAAGGGCAGCACCTCCTAGGCCGCCAACCACCGCCGTGATGAGAGCGGGTAGCCCGAAGAGGGTGCGCTTCAGGCCTCTGAACACGGACCCGATGCCCCCGCCGATACCCCGGACCGCCTTCGCGGTCAGCTTCGCCGACCCACGGATGGCCCTGAATGCCAGGAGCGTTGTCTTCAGGGGAATTTTGAAGCCGACGAAGAAGGCGAGCTTCAGCGGCCCCCGCAGGAAGTTGGCCAGGCCGCGAGCGGCCTTCCTGATCTCGTCGATTGCACGGACGGGGGTCGACGACGAGATGACCGTAAAGTCGGCATCGCGGATGCCCCCGCCAATCTCCTCCCCGAGCGTCCGGAAGCGCTGCACCAGAGCGTTGCCCCCACCCTCGATGAGCGGAGTGTTCGCGGAAAGGACACCGCCCAGACCTCCACCGAAGAACCCACGGCGGAGCGCGTCCCTGATGCGAACGCCGAGCGCCTCGGCCCTGCGGACCAGCTCCGTCCCGCCGCCCGCCTCCAGATCCTCGAAGAAGGAGGGGATGACGGACAGCTCGCGCCCTGTGCCGGCCACGCCGGCCCCGACCGCCGCTCCGACCCCTGCGCCGACGCCTGCTGACACGGCCGCCCCTGCCGCCCCTGACGCCGCCCCTGCGGCAGCACCAGCAGCCGCGCCGAGACCTGAACCCTGAAGAGCCGCGCCGAGGTCTTTCCCGAGCTTCTTGGCCTTCGTCAGAAGGGCACGACCCTGCTTCACGAACGGGGAGTCGTCGATCCCGATTCGGGCGATGATCGAACCAACTTCAAAACTTCCGGCCATTGTCCTTACCCTCCCATCAGCACGTTGAGCTTGTTGAGTTCGTGCATGGTCTTCTGCACGGCACTCCTTTGGCCCTTCTTGCTAACGCCAGAAACACCACCAGCTCGCTTCCCCTTGGAGGAAAAACGAGCTGCACGCGCCCCGTTCTGCTTCGCCGTCCCGAGGACGTCGGTAGCAGCCAGGGCATCGTCGATGTTCTTGTTGAACGCTGTCAACACCTTCGCATCGAGTATGGATGTGAGCGCTATCACTGTTGCGTTCACGGTCGCCTTCTCCCTTGCCAGAGAGAGGCGCCCCACCTCGACGTTGAGGGTGAGAAGCTGGGACAAGGTCGGACCATCCTCCACGTCAGTAAGCTCGGCAAACGTGCCGGCTCCCTCTGACGCGAGGAAGGCCACGATTCCAAACAACGAAGCCTCGATTCTTTCGAGGTGGCTTCTTAGGCGGTCGAGCCGACCGGCGATGCCTCCTCGGGTTCCGGCTCCCTCTCCGGTACCGTCTCCTTCTTCGACTTCTTCGGCGGCGAACCCGTCGTCGTCTTCTTCGCCTCCTTCTTCGCCTTCGCCAGGGCGAAGCTCTCCAGGAGGCTTCGGAAGTTTTTTACGAGTTCTTCGTGGATGTTCATCTGGATGATCATCGTCAGCACGCAGATGAAGTCGTCAGCATCCCACTCCAGGATGTCCTCCGGCTTCAGGCCCGCAGGCTGGTCGATGGACCGTCCGATCAGGCCCGCTGCCATCTCGTCCGATTCGATAAACGTAGCCACGAGTTGCCGAACGAGGCGAACCTCGTCAAGTTGTCGAAGGTCGACGCCGTCCAGAGACTTTTCCAGAAGCCCCCAAAACTCGCGGACGATGAGGAACAGCTTCCCGGCACTCCACTTCTTGAGCCGGATCTCTGTTCCTTCACCGCCTTCGAGCTTGAAGTTCTGGTGTCTGGTTACCTTTGCCATAAACTCCTCACTTCAAAACGCCGAACGGGCGGGGCGACTCCACCCTGGGCGTTTACTTGGTGTAGACCTTCCCGAACGTGCCGGAACGCTCCTGCAACTCTGCGGTGATGGGCACCGTCTGAATCGCGTCCAACGGGTACGTGAGGTCACCGTTCGGCGCGAGACTGACCGACGCGAGTTCCCAGAGCTGGACCACGCCGCCGGAGAGATTGCGCGCCTGGAGGCGAGCGGCACCCTCGACGACGGAGCCGGACGCTCCGTAGATCTCGGTCGAGAACAGCGTCGTGACGGCGATCTCGTATCGGACATAGACGATGTCTCCGATGTCGAGCCCGGTGTCCGTCTCGTCGAAAGCAACCAGCCCATCGGTGTCCGGCAGAATGTCCGCCGCGATCAGGTTCGTCGCTTCGAGTACGTCGTCCGCGTCGTAGATGGCCTTGACGGTGATGGCAGAGAAGTCGGACTCGCCAGCATCGTTGAGGTCCACGTTGACCAGCCCGCCGCTTCCGACCTTCACCGTGAGGTGCTTGCCCTCGAAAGCCGTGACGGAGTCGCCGGTCGTAGGAGTCGAACCAAAGAGCACGCGCTCCAGGGTTCGAATGTTCGGCTCGTTCAGAGTCGCCGTGATGCTCGCCGTTCGGCTCGTCAGGAGCTTCTTTCGGAGAGCGTTAATGCCGTTGCGGTAGGACCGGAATTCCGCGAACTCCGGCGCCAGGTTGACGCCATCGACGAGCAGGTCTCCCAGCTCGACGAAGTCGCCGGTGAAGTCACGCTGAAACCACATCGACACGTTGTGCGCGATGTTGATGTTTTCGGTAGAGTTAAAGGATTGCTGGCCCATGATCGTCTCTCCACTACTTCGATGCCTGTCGCACCGTTAGCCGGTGCGGTTGTAAACGAGAAAGGTCATCACGAAGTCCGCCAGGTGCGTCCCGGCCTGGTCCGCCGCAATAACCGTGGGCATCTTGTCGGTGCGCGCAACCCACGTCCTGAACGTCGAAGTCAAAAACGTTCGGCCATTCTCCAGAAACTGGAGAAGAGCCAGACATGAGTTCACCGCTTCTTGCCCGTGCTCTCCCTTGAAAACGAACCGAAGGCTCCGCTCCTGCTGATGCCTTCGGCCTGTTCGATTCAGGTTACCCCCCTCCTCGAAAATCGTGCAACGGATTTCGCTGCCAAGGAGAGCGTCCAGGTTGTCCACGTTTAGCAAGTTCCCAAGGGTCAGATTCCCCACGGGTCCTACTCCAGGGACGACGAGACCGAGCCCTGAATTCTCGGCGATGTAGTCTTGAACCTCTTCGGCCCAGTTCAATGCAACGAGTGGCATCAGCGCTTCCCTTTCTTTCCACCGGGCAGCCGCTTCTTGGATGCCGGGAATCGTTTGCCGAGCCGCCTTGCGGTCCGGTCGCTGATTGCCTCAAAGATGAACTCGGTGTTCCTCTTGATAGTCTCGCTGAAATAGTGGTTCGGCCCGATGGCTAAACTGTAGGCCTTGATCGGAATCGTGACCCGGGGCGAGAGCACGTAGTCGACACCCCGCACCAAGCCTTCATCCTTCGGGTTGTTTCCGTAGCGGTGGTTCCTCCGTCCCCGAACGCTGATGGGGATGTAGAGGATCTTCTTCACCCTCGGGACGATCACATGCGGGGCCACCTGGCCCGGAGCGTCCTGGAAGGCGGCGTAGATCTTGCTGAATCCGAAGGTGACCTTCTCCTTCCCGGCAACGACGACGGCAGAGTGCGCCAACGCCCGGGTGTCCGAAGGAATGGGAGAGTCGATGGCGCGTCGGATGATCTCCTCGGCCACCAGCTCCATATCGTCAACGGTGACCTCGGGCGACAGTCCACGAGAGAGCACACGCATGCCCTCCTTGATGCTCTCGTCCTCGATGGTCACGTTGATATTCACCATCAGTTGGTCTTCCTCTCCTTCGTGAGAGTGTACTCCTTGTGCACCGGCCTGGAGTTCACGATGTCCAGGGCCTCGGCCTCTCCGAAGACGACCCACTTCGAGCCGTCGTTCATCTCCAGGAGGTCGCCCTCCTCTATTTCGTACCGCGTCGGAACCAGGGCGGTGCCGTCGACCGTCGAAACAATGCCGGTGGTCCCGACCACGCGCCGGCTGGACCTGTCCAAGTAGCACCGGAACTCCGTCAAGTGCGGGACCACGCCCCTCTGGGGCTGTCCGTAGCGGTCCACCCCGAGCTTCCGCTCGACGCTGGAGACCGTAGCATTATTTCTGAACAGGGCCGACGACATTTTCCTTGACTCCTTCCCGAGCATTCTACCCGATTCTATCTTCGGCGTCTCCGTTTACGTGGACGTTGTGGTTCATCTGGGATCCGGGGCTCCGATTCGTCTCCGTCGATGTTGCCTCTCCTGACTCTCCCACCCGTGCCTCGACCAAGTTCTGCACCAGCTTTGTTGAATTGAGCGGCGTTCGCGAACCCGCCCCGGCGCTGATATTCTTTCTGGACCGCGCCGTAAGGACGGTTCAGAGCCCAGGACGGCGGCGGCACCAGAGCCAGCTCGATTTCTGACTCTTGGCGGAACTCTGGTACAAAAAGCAGCTCTTGGTGGGTGCAGTTCGGGTGGAACGGGGCGCCTCCGTTCGGCAACTCCGAGACCATCGGCACTCCCCACTCTGTCTTCGCTTCCTGAGTCAGGGCGAAGACCTTGCCGATGTAGAGCGAGCAGGCGTCGTTGTCCAAGGGGCGGTTCTTCGAAATCTGGATCAAAGGCTGGTCGTGCTGGAGCCCCCGGTTGCGTCGGGCCAGGTTCGCGGCCTGCGACGTCTTGGTCCGTGCCAGCATCTCGGCGTACTTGTCCGCCCGGATGCGGGTCACCCCGGTGGCTGAGGTCGGCGACGGGACCTCCACGTACGGGAGGTCGGCGACGTTCTTGATAATCTCGGTGGGCGGCAACTTCCGGGCCGCTGCTGTAAACTCCAGCTCGGACACGTTCTTCAGGCTGGCCATCTCATCGACGATTTTGTCGCGAATCTCCGCCACGCTGCGGCCTTCCAGGAAGCCGACACGGGCGATGGTCTCGTCGAAGAAGCGCTGGTGCTGGACCAGCCGGCGGGCCTGGCCCTGGATTGTCCGCATCCGGTCCTTTATCTGCTGGGTCGCCTCTCGGGTGGCGGACAGGAAGCCGAACTGCGGGTCCACGAGCAAGGCGCGGATGGCCTGGTCGTTGATGAGGGCGTAGGCTGCGGTGCGTCGCCTGTCGTCCACGGTGATCCCCAGACGACGCAGGTCTGCCTGCGCCTCTTTGGAGGCGGAGCGGTAGAGCGCGGCGATATTTCGCCTGGCCCATCGCACCGTCCGCTCGTCCAGTTCTTCGAGGATTAGCAGGGCGGCTTGTACCTGGGCGAACATCCGGGGCCGGTCGAAGTCGACGGTCGTGATGAGAACTGCCAGGTCCTGCACTGCGGTCCTATAGAACCGGACGAGCCGTTGGATCTCCTGTTCACGTACAGTGACAGCCACCGGCTTCCTTCCTTGTTATGTCCGGACCACTCGTCCAGTCTTTCCAGCGCCTCCAGACCACTGCCGCATGATGGAGGTAATCTCCTGCGGCATTCTCCTTCCAAAGGTGACCGAGGAACCTCGGACCTGCTGGTTGACGTGGCCGTGCGGGTTCGATTCCATTCGGTCGACCAGCAAGATGACACAGATTTCCATGTCCCGATTGAACTCGGTCAGCTTCGTCGGCCTGCGCTCGAAGAACGACACGAGGTGGTACGGCTGCGCGTCCGAGTTCAGTTCCAGACAGAAGGCCTCCTCCAGGCGGCGCTCCGCTGGACGAATGAGGAGGTCTTCGATGTCCTCCGTATCCATCTGCTTGATCTCATCGAGCCGACTCCGGCTCTTGAGTTTCTCGGGGTCGGTAAAAAGTCCCATGTTTCAGGCTGCTCCTTTCTCGCGGTAGTCGACCAGTTCGACGGGGACACGGAAAAAGTCCGTTTGCTGTGTCGCCAGGGCGGTCTGGAGCACGAGGTAGTAGGAACCCAGCTCGTAGGCGTCGGTGTTTCTCAGGTCGATCGTCATCGAGATGGTCTTGAT